CAGGAAAATGGGGGAGATTGTACTGGATGAACTGTTTTAAATGTAAACGCCCAACTCAAGTAAAAGACAGTCGTAAAGCTGATAACAATATGGTCAGGCGCAGAAGGTTCTGCACTAAATGCAAACAAGGATTTTTTACCCTGGAAATAATGCAGCATGAATTTAACAAAATATCTGCTGCCCCAGTCACAACAAAATTAGAGGAACCTAAGCCAGCTGCACGAACACAGAATAGGGCATTACCCAGGAGAAACAATGACTGGGAAGATCTGCATAGTGATGACCATTTATTAAGCTTGAAGGATTTAGGTTTATGAGTAGGCAAAAGGATGATTGGTATCCAACACCACCAGCTGCAACAAAAGCTTTATTAGATGTTGAAGGGTTTGGTCATGAGATCTGGGAACCAGCTTGCGGTGATGGAGCCATATCAAAGTTATTAGATGACTGGGGATTTAGATCTATAAGCACAGATTTAAATGATTATAACTACGGTAAATCAGGTGTTGATTTTTTGCTAGAGTCACAGCGATTAGCTGATTCAATAATCACAAATCCACCGTATAAGTTAGCTACAGAGTTCATACATCATGCAATTACATTAGGTGTAAACAAACACGCCTGGTTGTTACGTCTATCATTCCTTGAAGGCATAGCCAGGCATAAAAGATTATATCAATTATTTCCACCAGCTAGGGTCTGGGTGTTTAGTAAACGCCTGACAATTTGGCGTGGTGATCAAGAAGTAAATGGATCAGGCACAACTGCCTATGCCTGGTTTATATGGGAGCGAGGCAAATATGAAGAAACTAAAATAGGATGGATATAATGATTACATACAACTTTAAATTAGTTTGCCGTTGCCCTCATGACAATTCAGTAAATATTTATGACGTACTAATTAATTCAGAAATTCAAATTGATGTTGAAGATTTTGTTGAGTTCCAGGATGAAATATATTCTGAGAAATATTTACAAGAAGAAATCTGGGAGCTGCTGTCTAAATTGTATGACAATGTTTCTATAACTGGAACACATTTAGGCGTCCAGGTTGTCACAGCATGATTTATTTGTCTGGCAGAATGGTAAGCAATAATGAAATAGGAGTGATGCTTGGTTTTAATGCAAATAATTTTACCTATCAAAACTTTATAGACACAAAAAAAGATAAAGATTATTTTTGGGCTATGGATAATGGATGTTTTTCTCAGCCAGATAAATATTCTGATGCAGCGTTCATTGATCATTTAAAATTAGTAAATGATACGTCAGCTTTATTTGCAGTTGCCCCAGATGTTTTAGAAGATCATGTAGCTACTAAACAAAGAAGCTTACCAATGTTAAAAAGAATTAGAGACCTGGGATATAAAGCAGCTTATGTCATCCAGGATGGAGAAACTGTTAATACAGTCTGCTGGGATGAATTAGATTGTATTTTTATTGGTGGATCTACTCAATACAAACTAAGCCAGGATGCTGAAGTTATAGCAAAGCAAGCTAAGCTTAAAAACAAATGGGTTCATATGGGTAGGGTAAACACCTGGACTAGATTTAAAAACGCCCAGTTCATGGGATGCGATAGCGCTGACGGTAACTGCATAGCTTTTGCCCCAGAGATAAACACCAAACAAGTTTTAAGCTGGTTAGAAAAATTAAGAACACAACCATTTTTAATGTAGAGGATTTAATGAAAAAAAAAATTACACCAGCAGAGGTATCAAAAGAGGCTCAATCAATCTTGTCACAGCGTGGTCAGGAGCTTGGAGATTACACAGAGCTATACGAAAACTTAACGGTGCGAATCAATCTTATGTTAGGCGATCAACTAAAAGAACCTATTAAAGCATGGCAAGTGACAAAAATAATTGCAGAGATGAAATTAGCAAGGATGGATGTTGGTGGGTACAAGAGGGATCATGTTCTAGACTGTGGGAATTATTTATTTTTGACTGGAGCGTTGCATGAAAATGAGGGTTGACAAGGAAATGACGGTCGATAGAATTGCCAAAGGCAAAGACGAACAGCTAGCTGTACAACTAGCTTTACAGACAGCATTACAAAATGCTTTAGCAACGATACAGTTAAAAGATAGTAATATTAATAATAAAACTTCTGAAGCTAGCTATACAGCTAGCTATACAGCTAGACCTAAAAATATTAAAGATCTTGTTGGTAAGACAGCTAAGAATTTTAATATTAATTATAGAAAATCAATTGATAGTAGAAGACAAGACGAATACAAGCACCGTCTTGATAGAGTGCTGAGAGTTATAAAGCCCTGGTATTCTGAAGATGGATACATGGACATTCTTAGAAGCTTACAAAAAGCCAGTCAGTTTGAAAAAATAGATTTTATTATGAATATGGAGAAAGCTGTTGCTAAGCGTAGAAAAGCTACATGATCTCTTTTTAGAAGCTGCTGAGACAGATAGACGAATGCCTCCAGCTGTTCGTAAAGCCAAGATGGCTTCATGGGTAGAGTATCCTATGGACTGGCACGGTTATGGATGGACACAACAAGGCGTTACACATTTAAAGCCTACGTCACAGCAAATTGATAACTTTGATAAAGCATTAGCTCTTACATTTAAGATGCCAGAGCTTGATAGAAAGATTGTATGGGCTGTAGCTCACTCAGCAGCGTTTAGAGATAGAGGAGCCAAGTGGACACAAATTGCCAGGTTATTGTCATTGAATGATCCAAGGATTGTTAAGAGAAGATACCAGGATGCATTGATTGAATTATTTTATAAACAATGACGAATGTCCTTAAATTTGGTAGTCTTATTGTATGATTGGACTACATATAGTTTTTTTCATTTAAATCCTCCCCTTTGTTAAGGTATTGCAAGCTAGGTCTCAACTCCCTGGCTTGCAAACCAATTGGAAAGATATGGCTAAATTAGTTACGAAGAAAATGATGCAGTCTATTGCAGATAGATTAGCTATGGGTGAAAGCTTGCTTACTATTTGTAAGGATCCAGCTTTGCCTGAGTACAGAACTATTAGTAGAGCTGTAGCAGCTGACGATGATTTGTATGAGATATATCGTAGAGGTAGAGTTCTCCAGGCTGAGTATTATGCGGATCATATTAATGATCTAGCTGTCATGCCATTGCCAACTGGTGACGGTGTAGATACTAGATTGTTGAATGCAGAAGTACAGCGAAGACGATTAGAGATTGATACTCTTAAATGGACGTTTGCAAGAATACAGCCATATGGTCTTAGAGATAAGAAGGAAGATGCTAATGTTAATAATGGTAGCATTACGCTTAGTTGGAACCAGGGTGAAGTCACAGTAGATGGGTAAGCTAGGTGAGTATGATAGCAATGCTAAGCCCAGATCAGTCTATCAAAGAAAGTATTCAGCAGCTCATAGAGATGACAATGCAGCTAGGAAGAGAGCTAGACGTAAGCTTGAGAGTGAAGGAAAGGTCAAGCCATTTGATGGTAAGGATGTAGATCATTCTAATGGTAACCCAAAGGATAACAAGAGAAGTAACTTGAGTGTGATGAGTAGGAGTAGGAATAGGTCTAAGCATTAGATGTATATATATAAGATCCAGTCTGTCTTAGCTACACGCGCGAGGCAGCCAGGTAAATCTTTTCGCTTTCATTAGGCGGTAACCTGGAGATCTGAATCTGAAGCTATGTATAGTCTAGCCACCGCTGTAGAAATAATTGTTCCAGGTATGTTCCATTTTTTTATGACGTTTTCCTGGAGCGACTACCCTATACCCCCAAAACACCTGGCGCCGCTCTGTAACGTATATATACTATCTTAGGAGTTTCTTACACTCATGCACATCGTCATTCCTTATACGCCACGATCTCTGCAAGCTAAGATCCATGATGACCTAAACAAGCATAGATGGGGCGTCATTGTTTGTCATCGTAGAATGGGTAAGACGGTGATGGCTATTAATCACTTGTTGAGAAGCGCTATTTTATGTGACAAGCCTAATCCAAGGTATGCATATCTAGCACCCACTTATAGGCAAGCTAAAGCAGTTGCCTGGGATTATTTGAAGCAGTTTGCTGAGAAGATACCTACAGCTAAGTTTCATGAGACTGAGCTTAGATGTGATCTGCCTAATGGAGCTAGGATAAGTTTGTTAGGTGCTGAAAATCCAGATAGTTTAAGAGGGATTTATCTTGATGGATGTTTTATGGATGAAGTTGCGGATATGCCTGAGAGTGTGTTCCCTGAGATTATCAGACCAGCTTTGTCAGATAGAAAAGGGTTTTGTTATTTTGTAGGAACTCCTAGAGGGCAGAATGCTTTTTATGAGATGTATGAGAATGGTGTTCATAGGGATGACTGGTACACGGCTATTCATAGGTCGAGTGAGACTGGTATTATTGATGAAGAAGAATTAGATAGCGCTAAAGAGACAATGACAGCTGATCAGTTTGCTCA